TATGAAAAAACTGACATGGATAAAAAAGACTTGAAAGATTTTATTGAGTCTTTAACACATGAACAGTTTCAACAACTAAACGCATTCTTTGAAACTATGCCAAAAGTGAAACATTCTGTTAAAGTTAAAAACCCTAACACTGGTGTGGAAGGTGAGGTTGTTCTTGAGGGAATGGCAAATTTTTTCTAATAGCCCTCTCTCACAATAATTTACAAAATTATTACAAACTCAACTTCACGTTGATGCAACAACACCAATACTCTTTAACAGAACTTGAAAATATGTTGCCGTGGGAGAGGGAGATATATGTCAACCTCTTAACACAGTATATTGAGGAACAAAATATGAAACGTAGGCAGGAAGCTGCTAATCGTAAACATAAATAGAAAGAGACTGTTAAGGAGAGAGACATGACAGAAGAAAATAAAACTGTAACAATAGATGCAGATGCCGTTACTGGTGCAGATACCAATGGTGATGGACACGTTTCCAAAGAAGAAATGGAAATGCATCTAGAGTTTAAGAGAAAAGAACTTGAGGATGCTGACGCACGCCGTGATGCTATGAGATATATGACATGGTTCGCACTATTGGGTATGCTACTATATCCAGCAACTATCTTTGTTACGTCTGCATTTGGACTAGACAAAGCAGCAACAATTATTGGGGATATTGCTCCAACATACTTTGTTGCTATCTCAGCACTGGTTGCAGCTTATTTTGGTGCAAACGCATACACTGATAAAAAGAAGTAAGGTAAAATAAATGGCAGATACCGTTAATGAGGGTCTACAGAGAGCAGTTGGAGAACTAAGAGACTCCAACAAAAGGTTTAACTCAGCAGTTAGTGATTTATCAAAATCTGTTGGTGGACTACAAAACCTAGGCCCAACTCTTGCAAAAGATTTAAAACTAGATACTCTTGCTGGGTCTCTGTCACAATTGCCCTTTGCTGGACTTGCATCATCTATTGGTAGTGCAGTCTTCCAAAAGATGAGACAAAAGAAGGAAGACAAACTTCTTGCAAAACAACTTGGTTTGACAACAAGTCAGATAAGTTATCAAAGAAAAGTTCAAGAAACTCTTAAAGCAAGAGAAGCACAATTTGATAGTTTAAAAAGTGCAGCAGAAACACTAGGGTTTAATGCAGAAAAAATTGGTAGTCTTTCAGATGAAGGTATTGCAGAAATTACTAGGGGAGCAGACCAAATCGCAAGGACTGCTGAAACTAGATTTAAATCATTAACTTCTGGAACTGAATCTGGTGCTGCGGCACAAGAGATTGCCGCAAAACAAGAAGCAAAAGACCAACAACAAATCACTCTATTAGAAAACATTGGTGCTGGAATTACAGACTTGGGTTCTAAGTTTGGTGAAGCAGTGAAAACTGGTGGTAGTATGGGACTTGGTGCAATTGCCGGTCTTATCGCAGCACCTGTTGTTGCCCTTAGTTCATTCTTTACTACACTTAAAGCAGAATTTGCAATCCTTAAAACATTTACCACTGGTGGACTTGCAAAAATTGGTGGTATTCTTAGAACATTTTTTGTCTCACTAGACACATTTATTTTTGGGCCTGAAGCAACAGTTCTACAAGGTGCTGGTGCAAAGATAGGTCAACTATTCACAAGTATAGGAAATATACTTGGTAAACTAAACCCAATGAACATCCCAGGCATGGCAAAAGCTGGGGATGCAATGTCTGATGCAGTTAGTTTTGTTACTAAAATAATTAACAGTATTAAGACTGCTCTTGCACCAATCAAAACTGGTTTCATGGCAATGGAAGGTGCAATGGGTGTCTTCAAACCTATCATGGCATTTGCAAAAACACTAGGAACTGTATTAGGTAAGATTTTCCTACCTATCACTGTTCTTATGTCTGTCTTTGATTTCGTTACTGGTTTCATGGATGGTTATGATGAGGGTGGAATTATTGGTGGTATTGAAGGTGGTATTACTAAACTCCTACAAGGACTAATTGGTATGCCTCTTGACCTACTCAAAAGTGCAGTAGAATGGATTGGTGGTGTTCTTGGATTTGATATGTCATTTATGGCAGACTTTTCGTTCTCAAAACTAATTGGGGATTCTATTGGGTTTATCTTTGATATGTTAAAAGGTGCAGTCAATTGGATTGGAACACTCTTTACTGACCCTGTTGCAGCACTTAAAGCCTTGTGGACAGGATTACTTGGTGGATATGATTCTATTATATCATTTATCACATGGCCTATTGATGCAGCAATTAACTGGATTATGGGTTTATTTGGGTGGAGTGACCCAGAAGGTGAACCATTCAGTTTATGGGGAACTATTAAATCTGCACTGAACTCTGTTTGGGAATGGTTGGCAGGACTATTTGACTTTGACTTGGGTAATGCAATTAAAGACCTAATTCCATCATGGACTCCAGGCTGGGTTAAATCAGCACTTGGATTGGGTGGAGGAGAAGATGAAGGAGATTCAACTGAACCACCACCACAAATGGGTGAAGGTGAGATTCAAGCATATAGAGATGCTCTTGCTGAAGCATATGATAGAATTGCACGTTCAGAAGCAGGAGAAAACGTATACACAGGCCCAGACTTTATTGGTAAGTCTGTAGACCAAAATGCAATTGAACAAATTGAAGCACTTCTTGCTAATGCAGAGGCACGAGCAGTGGGTGGCCCAATTAAATCTGGTAATCCTTATTTGGTTGGTGAACAAGGCCCAGAACTTATTCTGCCATCACAAGATGGACAAGTTTTAACTGCGAATAGAACTAATCAACTTTTACAAGCAGGATTAGATAATGCAGTTTCATCAGCGTCTGCTGCTCCTATTGTGATTAACCAAGGTGGGACAACTGTGAATAATGCGAAAACCTCAACCATGCCACTTCCTATTCCAGTATCGAATAGAAACGTAGCATGGCAAGGAACTGATTTTTAATTTGCTAGAGGGTTATCTAATGCTCTCTGCAATTTCTTATTAAGTCTATCTTCCAAATCTTTTAGGTCACGTTCAACCTTATCTGTAAGGTCGTCCATTCTTTGTTGACTGTTTTCTGATAGACGGTTTGCTTTATTATCATAATCATTTTGAAGTGCATCTCTTTTGTTCTCAAAACGTTCTTCTGCATTCTGAATAATCTCACGAGTATCTTCTTCTGATTTACGAACCATATCTTCCATACGGTCTACTTGTTTTTCTATCTGAAGAATGTCATCTCTTAACCCAGATTTGATATCTCTGGTATAATCAACTGCTTCATCCAGTTTTGTTTCGATAACTTCCATTCTCTGTTCAAATGCACCTACGTCAAGGTTTGCAACCTCTTCTACTTTTTGATACATTAAGAACCCAGCATACAACGCACCGATTACAGAACCAATTAAGGCAACTGCAGCACCGATAGTCGTTGGTGTCATTTTAATACCAAGAAGTCTAAACTCCTTGTCCTTGAGGTTCTCAATTTCCTCAAGTCCTTTTCCTAAGTCTTTCGACATTTCTCTCTCTCCTAGTTAGTTAATATAAAATGGTTTAGAACAAATTTCAATTGGCCCCTTATCAGAATGTATTTTGTGACATGTATATTCTGCTCTCTCTTGCCACTTCCAATTCTTACCCTTAAACCAAGGATGTTTTTCGACAAACTCTCTGTCTGCTTTTACTTTCCTCTGTTGTTCTTCTAATACAAAGCCTGAGGTGCAGTCAGAGACTTCTCTCCAATAAGGCCATTTCATTCTGTCATCCACAGAAGCACCTCTTGGATATCCCCATGCATCAAGACACTCTATCATCATTTGATTATTAAAACTTCTATCAAATTGATGTAGTTGTTTGTCTTCAGCAAATGCTGATGTAGTCATCAGACAAAATAATACTATTAACTTTTTCATCTCTCTCTCACTTTTCTCTCTATTTGTATTGCATATCTACCATTTTCTCATGCAATATCTGTTGTGCTAAACCATTCCTCAGACCTCTCCGACTATTTGGAATAGTTGCATCGGGCATTTGTTCTTGTTGATACATTACTGTCTGTGGGATTATAATCCCATTATATGCAGTAAAGTCGGAATTAAATCCCATCAGTGCAAGAACTTGTGCCTGAATCTCTTGTTGTTGTTCAAATGATGCGGCATTCGCCATATCTGTTGCAAGGTTCTTCGCCTTTTCTGCAACCATCTTCTTTATTTTTTCTTTAGTGGTCTTCTTTTCAGATTTTCTATCTGCATCCCCAGACGACTCTTTGGGTTTATCTCCCCCACTGCTTTCATCATCGGAACTTCCTTCGTTGTCGGTCTCGACTCGCTCTGATTCTGTGTCTGAATTTTCCTCTTCCCTATCGTCTTCCACTGGCTCGTCCACATTACTACTGGACTCCTCTTCTCTCTCATCTTCAACCTCCCTCTCCAAAGAAGCAACCGTTATCTCCTGTTCTGGTTCTTCTCTTTCTTCTCTTGTTTCAGTTTGTGTAGTAGTCTCTGTTGTTTCAACTGTTGGACTTTCCACTGGAGTAATGTCCACAACCACTGTATCTGTTGTATCATTATTGTTCCTTAATATCTCATCTACTGTTGCATCTCCAGTTGAAGATACATTAGTAGCAGATTCTACAGGGTCTCTTACACCAGTTGCAGTTACTTCAACCTGTCCACTTTGTGAAGATGGAGTTGTTGTTGCAACATCTGTATTTGTTCCACTTGCCTCTTCAATCTGTTCATTTAATCCAGGCAATACATATGTTTCATAGTATGTTTGTTCATACAATGGACACTGTGTATCATATAACTGGTCTAATGTGCATTGTTGGTCTAGATATGCTGCAGCATATCCTGTGCATCCACTATCATATAAAGGGTCTAATGTGCATTGTTGGTCAAAGTATGCCTCTGCATAACCATCACAACCACTATCATATAAAGGGTCTAATGTGCATTGTTGTGTGTAATATGCCTCTGCGTATCCAGTGCATCCAGTATCATACAAAGGGTCTATTGAACACTGTTGATTATAGTATGCATCAGCATAGCCTGGGCACTTACTATCATATAATGGATTTGCACTACATTGTTGTTGAAACAAGTAAAGTGCATATGCATCAGCATAGCCTGGACAGTCTGGTGAATATAATGGGTTTGCAGAACAGACTGCTGACATATCAAAATTTGGGATATCACTATAACTGTTCTGATATTCACCTATCTGTAGACCATTCTGTCCAAAAGTAACTTGTTCATATTGTCCAATACTGTGGTCACCCACAATACCGATAGTTACACTATGATTTGTAATATTAACCGTCATGTGGTGCATATCAATCTTACCAGATTCAAACAACTCTACACCAAAGGTATTTTCGTTTTCATTGTAAAATTCTTCGATTCTATGCCACATATATCTCATAGAATCTGGAACACCATCATTATCAGAATCTACTGCTTGTGTATAGAAACCACCGTCTTGGTCTGTTTGAATTAAGTCAGTCCATAGAGGTGCAATGAAATTTGTGATATTAGTAGTTCCAGTAGAAAGGTCTACACCACTGCAACAGAAACTAGATGGTGGGCCTTGGTTTACACCAACTAACGAAATAACTCCATTACTGTGCATCCACGAATGATAATAGGTTGTCCCATAGAAGGGAAACCCAAATTCTAATTCAACAGCAGCAGCACCATCATCATATATGGTGTGTTCAGTTACACTTCCGTCTGTTGGGTCAACGAAATCAGATGCTAAGTCGTTTGCACTAGAGTAGGAGTAGGAGCAAGCCCAAACCACCAATACCCATAACAGCGCCTTCAATCTTGTCATTTCTTCTCTCTTCTTGTTCACGATTTTCTGGTTTCAACTCTGGATTCTTTTTCCAAAGTTCGGCAGCTTCGTCACCAATTTTACCCATAAACGGGCAAGGTGTTCCTGCCATTTCCATTGCCTCAAAAACTCTAGTATCACTACACATAACTGATACTGCGGCAACTTTCATGCCCATATCGTATAGAATTTTAGCGTTTTTGAGTCTTTCACAGTTCATGTCTCTCACCACTGAACCACCAGAAATACCCAAGATTTGAGTTTGCACAGCTCCTGCTACACCTACGGTGCAGAGGTCACTGTTTGTTACACTTATTGAAGGTGAAATAGCACTAGGGGGTGGAGACTTCACCGTTGTCTCCATCTTACCATTTGTGTTCGTTGTTACATTTGAGTTTGATGTAGACTCTGTAACAATTGGTTCTGCGAGGGCAACACCACTCATAGTGAAGAACATCATCAGTCCGATAATTAGTCTCTTCATTATTCTCTCTCTTTTTTTGTTAGTAAAATATATGCAATATGCATACCTATGCTATAGAATAATAAGGGGACTCAACTCAACTTTTTCTCAGCTCTATTTATAAGAATAAAAAAAGGGAATGGGTAAAAAATACCCACTCCCTTCGTCTTTCTACTTCCTAGTCTTTTCGGTGCGAATCTAATTCTGCCACCAAGGATATTCTACCTAGTATACCTTATTCGTTAGCAAGTTTCTCAAAATATGACATTGCGTCATCTTCATCATCACCTACACTTGCTGGTTGAGGTGTTGGTTCAGATTTGAATGTAGGAGCAGGAGTTTCTTCCTCTTCTACCATCTGAGCCGCAGTCTTACCTGTTACAACTGAACCTGTTAGAACTGCATCCAAACGTGCCTTCAATTCATCATATGACTTGAAGTTTGAAGGTGCCATAAACTCTTGCAGAGAGTATTCACCTTTGTAGATGGATTCAAGTTCTTCATCAGAAGTCTTCAGTGCAGATGCACTTTCAAATTCTGACTTATCATAATTCCAGTAACCATCTACCTTACGAATCTTCAATTTGAAGTTCGCACCTTGCCAAAAATCAAATGGATTGATTGGAGTTTCGTCTTCAAACGCAGGCTGCATTGCCTCCATCAACTTGTCAAAGATTTTCTTTCCATATGCATAGAGGAAAATCTTTCCTTCGTTTTCTGGGTTAGAAGGGTCACTCACAACATAAATGTTTGAGTAATACTTCAATTTACGTTTTTGTTTACGAGCAATCTCTTTGTCTGACTCGACACCAGAGTTCCACAACTGAGTGTTATACTCAGATACAGGGTCTTTCTGATTAAGAGTAGTCAGAGAGTTCTCAATATACCATTGACCTGTTGGCCCTTGGAATGCATGGTTCCAAACACGAACCCATGGCAACTCCTCACCTTCTGGTGCAGGCAGAAACCTAATTACTGCGTAACCGTTACCTGCCTTGTCAACATTGGGTTTCCAAAGTCGTTCATCAACGTATGACTTCTTTTCGGTTGCTGGGGATTCGTCCTTTTGGACTTGTTGTAGCAATTTATCCAGAGAGTTCTGGTTGCGTAGTGCTGAAATAGACATATTTTTCTCCTATGTTTAGATATGTTTTCGTATGTTTAAGTATTTCACTTTATTCATCATATATTGTTATTTATACTATCACAAAAGAACACCATAGTCAAGAACTAAATTTAAATTTTCTTGTTCTAGATATTCTACATTGTCATAGTCTTTCCACTCTTCAACAAACTGACTACTGCCATCTGTTCCAAGTGGAGCAGGATTTATTTTCCAGAACTTGATATTTGGATATGCCTCAAAGTTCTGTGTATGTTGTTTAATCCAGTTTACAGAGGGAGTTTCTTTTGCGTCTTGTGTGACATAATTAGAAGTTCCCTTATAAACATTATTAACCAACCCTGTTGAACTACCTAAATCAAAACCAATCAGAAATACTTCTTCTGGTTGATAATCTTCGATAGCCATTCTTACTGCGATTGGGCCTGCACTCCAACCACTGTAATCTTCTGGTATCAGATAAACTTCATCGTTTTCTTCTACCCATGTAACCCATTGATGATGATTTCCCATTTGTTGTCGTAACAAAACCTCATCAAGTTCTTCACCTCTATCTGATGCAATCTTCTTTGCTAGTTCTACCAATCGCATCATCTGATTAGGGTCTGTTCCATTCAAAACGAATTGTGTTCTGCCTTGTTTGGGATTTTCTGTATGTAGTGATTTATGCCAACCTTCAAAAAGATTGGTATCAACTAGCATATGATATGCATCTCCAGGCAGTTTAGACCATGAACGATAGTAACATTTGTTTTTCAGTGCATAACCAGATTCATATACTTCATGCATCATGCCACCGTCTACACAAATTAGTGCATCTGGTGTAAAGTCACGATACAAAGCATTGCAACCATACACTGGGCCGACTGATTTGAGACCATCTAGATTTACATTCTTTCTGGACTCACCATTACCTAAAACAAATACTCTACTAGTCATGCTCTTTATATTTTACAGTCACATTTTGATATGCATTATTCCACTCTTGTGGTGTTGCATCCCATAATTTTTTACGAGGTTCATCCCCAAAATCCTCAGTTGCATTAGATTCAAACGAATCCCAACCTTTACTACTATACCCATCTTCGGGAACAAAGTCAAGAGATTTTCCTTCTGGAATGTGAAAACCAATCGCCCTTAGATAATTGGTAAACTCTTGACACATATCATCCAGACTTGCATCACTAGGAATAGTAAACTCAACTGTAACTGGCAGTTGGTCTGGATAAGTGTTTTCATATGTAAATTTGTGCATTACAATTTCTCCATTAGTGGGAAGATTTTAGCAATCTCCTTTGCACATGCTTGTGCTACTTGCATGTGTTCTTTCTGTGTTCCGTTCTCAGAACGTAACTCAATATAGTGAACCCATGAACGCAATGTTCCGTTCATATACAAACGTGTCTTTGTCAATCCTTCTGGTAGGACTGCACGAGCCTGTTCTTTTGCAATACCATTTGCAATTGCCCATTCATACACTTGTTTTGCCTGATTGATAATACCGTGTTGTTTACGTTGCCAATCAGTAATGATTTCAACAGTCTTTGCGTCTTGTTGAATAGATGGGTCATTCTCAATTTCGATAGAGTTCTGTCGATTTGTTGTGTCTTGTAAACGGCACTCTCTAACTGTAAATTCATTACCCATTGCAGAGGGTTCTGCATATCGTTGACTAAACTCTTGGAAAGAGAAAGAACGATGACGCACAATCTGGTGTGCAATATCACGAGTTGTTTCGATTTCGATACAAGCACTGACCATTTCTAATGGACTCCAGTGTTTGTGTTTGACTAGATACTTGATAAGTTTCTCAGAAGTTTCATGGTTTGCTTGGTTAGCAGGATTTGATACACGAGCACAATATGCAATCAGTTCTTGAATATCTTCACCGACTACTAAAGAATCTTTATCAGTTTGACTGTAACTAATCAACCTTGCAGTTGTTAGCATTGGTTTTACTTCCTTATTTGTTTCCATCATCTTCTTTCTTTTTCAAACTCCAATTACCGTTTGGTAACTCTTCCCATAAAACAGTATCACCTACATCCCATCCAACTTGATTGATACAATCTGGGGGGAATTCAATATATAGTTCTTTTGTTTTGCCGTCTTGTTGAACTTCAACAATCCAACTATTTTCACCTGTTTGTTTATATTTCATATTAACCTCAAGTAAGCAGTTTTAACACTTGCTTAGGTGATGTGTTTTATTGCCTACGAGGACGTGGGCGAAAGTTCGCACCCTTGTTCGCAAGTTCACTAATGCGTTTAGAGAGGTCTTGGTCACGTTTGACCAACTCTGCATTATCAAACTCTAGAGACTTAACACGAGCAATCAACTCTTCGTTTTTTGCACGATAAAAATCTCTTTCACGAACTAGGTCATTCTGGTCTACCGACTCCATCAGAATGTCTCCTTAATAAGTTTGAGAAGTTGCACCTTGCATTTCTCTTTGTCGTAACTAAGAAATGCACCGTATTTGACGACTAATCGTCTATTGTCAGGCCATACTAAATCATCTTTAAGTTCCTTATCAAATTGCTTAACATACCCAACTAATCCTTGCAGAATAACCATAGTCTCTAGGTTAATTCGTTTTGCGAGGTAGTTTCTTAATAATACAGGATGTTGTCCTTTTTTGCAAGAGAAAATTGAATTAAAATCTTCAACTTGTGAAAAAATTAAAGACATGTCTTGAATGAAGTTGTAGGTTAGAGACTGTTTTCTTTTTAACCAGTTGTTGTAATTGGTTTCATTAAACTCACCTAACCAACCTTTGGGGGTAGACACAAAGTTACTGATGAAGTAATCTTCTGTAGACTCACCATACTTCCTTGCAACACGAGCAAAGAAGTTTCGGTCTTTACGTTTGATAAAAGAAGACTTAGAGGCACTTGTCTTGCCACCATATCTTGTATAATCATAATCAGACGTAAAGTGTAACTTTAGTCCAAGATACATTTGATAAGCATCAAATGCTTCCATCATTCACCTCAAATTGGTAGGGTTGCTACTCTAGGCAAGAAATTTAACTCTCTTGCATCTGCTTCAATCTTTTCTTTTAGGGGTTTTGAGATAAGTGGAGCAATAGAATCAGGCTCCATTTCGTGACGTTCACAATACTCAAGAATTGCTTCCATATAGTTGACTCCGCCTTTGCCGTCCTTCACTATCTCTTCAATAATCACTGCAAATTTTTTCGGTGTCATCACTGCTAACTCTTCTAAGTCCATCATAATCCTTTCAATGTGTGAGGGGAGCAACCGGCACTCCCCTCACGGTTATTAAGCAGAGCACTCAAATAAACGAGTGTTGCATCCACTTTACTCTTTTGTAGTTACGAAAGAATAAAGTTTTTCTGCCTGTTCTTTTAGTTCTTCTGGAGTATACATTTTTGGAACATATTTTTTCCATGCATCCAATGCTTGTTCAGCATTGTCTTTGTATAAATCCATTGCTTGGTGGGCAAGTGCCATGTTAGTGTCATATTGACGGTCTAACATTTCTTTTGCCATTGCAAGAACATCTGTTCTAATTTGATATGGGTTTGACATATTTTTCTCCTTTGTGTGTGTTATGTCTGTGTGTTGTGAACTAACCGTTGATTCACACGAGTGTATTAAGGCACTACCCTTCAAATCTATTTCTGAATAAAATATCCAGAATCTTTTGTTTCTTCCACTCTTCTAGTGCCTTCCTATAACACCATGTTTGGTATAAAGTCATAACACTTCTCCTAATTAAAGTTAAAGTGCGTTCCTTCGCATTGTGCTACTTCCGTCCTAAAAGGATGAACGAATGATAGGTTATTCTGTTGCCAAGGAACCTATCGAAACTCCGTTACCTAGTTAGACTAGGCGGCAAGTGCAAAAGTATTATCGTTTGCAGTTACAAGTTTTGGTCGATTACGAAACCATCCGACAGTTCTACTCGCATCTATCCTCAACAGTCGAACCTATTTCGCCCCCATCATAACTACTCTCAAGCAGTGATTCACTATCTCATCTAAGAGTAGTTATGGTGGAGGCGGTGGGTATCGCACCCACGTCCTGCCTAAGTGTTGAATTGTATCAACAAACTGTATTTTATTTATACCACTTTGACCCTTTAAAGTCAAGAGTTAAATACTATCTTCTTGTATCACTGGGCCGAAATTTCTACCACTTGATACTATGCATCCAATTTCTTCATCACCAACATTTAAAGTGAATATTAAACTATATGCATAACTTTTTGGATTCACAAAAATAATCATGTCATGTCTTGCAAAATCCAGTTGTCTAGACTCCAAATTAAGAAGTCTAGAAACTCCTATACCAGAAGCAATTGGAATCTCATCATGGTTTTCTCTTAATTCGTTTCTCAACTCTTTAAAAGATTTACATGGAAAGTTTCCAGTTATAGCTAACTCTGGTTCTTGAGCATTAACTGCTAGAGGCAAACCCAGCATCAGAATTAGTAGTAGCCCCAATTTGTTCGTCATTTTCTCTTTCCCATTCAGAGACGAATTGCTCCACCGTCTCTACGAGAAGAGGAAGATATTCGTGTTTCTTTTTAACGAACTCTTGAACCTCCCCATCTTCTGTTACACAAAGAATGACAATCTGTTCGATTGGAGTTCCAGTTCGTTCTTCAAACATTTCTGCATAAGCAGATGCCTGAATGTAGTAGTCCAGATTGTAATCGTCATTTCGTGATGAACGAGATGTTTTAAAGTCAATGATAGAGGGAACTCCATCATATTCTGCGATACAGTCTACACGACCTGCTACCTTATATTTATCACTCCACAACCCACATTCTTGTGCGTAGATGTTATTTACTTTTTCTGTAAGGATAGGTTTTAGTTGTTGAAACAAACAGAATGGAAGAAACTCACGGTTATCCTTTTCCACTTCATGATTGTTCAAAAAGTCTTCCACCATCTTGTGAACCTTAGTTCCACGATGTGCAGCAGTGCGAGCAATGTAATTTGCAACATCCTCACCTACACGTTTACGCCATTCTGCAAGTCCTTCTTTCTTACGAACAGAAAGAACTGTAGTAATGGATGGAAAGATTCCACCGTCTGGTGTTAAATAGAAACGCTTACGATTAACGTTCTTAGTCTTTACTTCTGGGATATCTACCCCGATATGATTAAACATAGTTTTCACCTTTTGATATTTTCATGTTGTATTATAACTAGTTTATAACGTTATGTCAATAGATTTTAACCTTGACCACGATATTTTTTATATGAACGTTTTGATGATTTGTTCATACTACTCATCTTAGGTCTCCCACGTCCAATAGAGGTTCTCTTTGGAATTCTCTCATGAACAGAAACCTGTGGAGCATATTTTGCCATTAACCGACTCCCATTTTGATTTTGTTAATTAGATAGTTCTTTACAAAACCAGAACGAACAATATCACCAATGTTGAATTCAATATTTTCAAACTCATTCATCGCTTCTAGGATTTTCATGAAGGTTACGATACCTTCCTTTTCGTATTGTTTTTGTAAATCGGTTTGCATCACATCACCACAGAATATGATTTTAGAATCTTGTCCAACACGAGTTGTTATCGAATCAAGTTCATGGAAGTTCAAGTTTTGACATTCATCTACAATAATGATTGCATTGTCTAGTGTGATACCACGCAAGAAAGATGTAGTCAAAAAGAACAAACTACCTTGGTTCTTTAGACGGTCATACAGATTTGCGAATGCAGTTTCGTTTGGTTGTTCAAACATAAACTTAACCATGTTCTGATATGGAACTTGGAACAATGCTGTCTTGTCCTCTTCATCGCCAGGCAAGAACCCAATCTCACGAGTTGGAACTGCACTACGAA